ATGAATACATTAGAAGTGCTGTTAATACAGGTACATCTATTATTAGAGTGGGTTGGGAAGAAAAACAGGATATACAAGATATACCTGTTCCTCAATATGTTCCTCAACAGATAGATCCTAATGATGCTGTAGGCATCTCTAGATTTGAAAGAATTAAGAGATCTAATCAGGATACTATCCATACTAATAATGTACCAGACCATTGGAAGCAATGTTTAGCAATGGCTGAACAATATGAACAACAGAGAGAACAGGAAATATTCTCTCAGGTACAACAGCAATTAATTGCTTACCAACAGCAAGGTGTATCTGAAGAGCAGTTACAACAGATACAGCAACAGTTATTGGAAGAGGCACAGAAACAATTAGAATCTATGCCTCCTATTGCTTTTGAACCTAGACAGGTTGGTGTTCAGTATAACCAGGAAGTAAGGATTATAAACAGACCTACAGTGGATTTATGTTATTACAAGGATATTTATATAGATCCGTCATGTGAAGGTGACCTGGAAAAAGCAGAATACATTATTTATAAATTTACCAGTTGCAAGGCTGATTTACTTAAAGATGGCAGATTTATAAATGTAGATAAAATACCTGATAACCAAGGTAGAGACTACGATGATGGTGAATACATAGATAATTTCAAGGATTCTGCCAGACGTAAATTAACAGTATATGAGTATTGGGGTAACTGGGATATACATGGTAATGGTACTAAAGTACCTATTGTTGCTACATGGGTAAGTGACATAATGATTAGATTGGAAGAAAACCCATTCCCTGACCATAAACCACCTTTTGTAGTTGTATCTTACTTACCTGAATTACGTAATATCTATGGTGAACCTGATGGTGTATTAATTGCAGATAACCAAGCTATTATAGGTGCTGTAACAAGAGGTGTTATTGATTTACTGGCTAAGAGTGCCAACTCTCAGACCGGTATGGCTATGCAGTTCTTAGACCCGGTAAATAAAAAAGCATTTCAAGAAGGAAGGGATTATGAATTTAATCCTTCGGTACCTCCTCAACAAGGTATATACCAGCATATATTTCCTGAGATACCTCAATCTATATTGCCTTTCCTCCAATCTCAGGAAATGGAGGCAGAATCTCTAACAGGTGTTAAGTCGTATAACCAGGGTTTGTCGGGTGATTCCTTAGGTAATACAGCTCAAGGTGTTAGGTCGGTCTTAGATTCTGCCTCTAAGCGTGAGATGGGTATTCTCAGAAGATTAGCTGATGGTATTAAAAAAATAGCTAGAAAGATTATAGCTATGAATGCTTTATGGCTTAATGACAGTGAAATTATAAGAATCACTAATCAGGATTTTGTAGAAATTCATAGAGATGATTTAGCTGGTAATTTTGACTTGGAACTTACTATTACCTCTGCTGAAGAAGATCAAGCTAAAGCTGAATCATTAGCATTTATGCTACAAACACTTGGTAATACAGTAGACCAAGGTATGACTCAGATGATTTTATCTGAAATATGCAAATTAAGAAAAATGCCTGAATTGGCTGAAAGAGTAATGAGATGGACTCCACCTCCTCCTGATCCTATTGATGAACAGCTTAAGCAAATGCAGTTACAGTTAGTACAAGCTCAGATTGACAAGCTTAATGCTGATACTGGCAAGTCACAGGCTGATGCTCAATTAAGTGGTGCTAAAGCTCAAAGTGAGTTCTATGGTACTCAATTAGATATGCAATTAAAACCACAAGAATTAATGAGTAAGATTCAATCTGAAAATGCTAAAGCTCAGTACAATCAGGCTATGGCTCAGAAACTTGGTTTAGATTACTTGAATGATGTTCAGGGAACCAAGCATAAACAGGATATGGAATTAATGGCTGAACAAGCCAGATCTCAAGCAGATAAGTCAATGCAAGAGAAGTTTATGGACTACTTGATTGAGCAAGAGAAAACCAAACAAGTAGAAACTAAAGAACGTAACAAGAAAAAGAAAGGAAATTTATAATGTTTCATACTATTGAACAAGCTAAAGAACAAATAGCTACACTAGAAGCATTAGAGCGTTTGAATAATAACCCTGATTTTCAGAAAGTTATTATTGAGGGCTATTGCCAGGGTAACTCTGATGTATTAGTACGTTTGCTATCTCAGTCAGCTAATGAACGACAGTACACCGAGCGTTGTAATAAGTTATTAGCTATCTCTTATTTCAGAGAGTTTATGTATGCTTTAATGGCTGAAGGAAATGAAGCTAAAGCAAAACTCAATGATCCTGAGTTTTTTAAAGCATTACAGGAAACAGAAACGGAGGCGTTAAATGGCTGATATATTAACTGACGAAGAGTTTGGTAAAATTAATTACGATGAGCTTGTTCAAGCTATTGATAGTCGTTTAGATGGCAATCAACAGCAGTATGAACAGAATGAACAACCGCAAGAACAGCAATTAGATAATGGTTATGAACAGCAACAGCAACAGCAGTATCAAGAACCATATCAAGACCAAGAACAGAATTATAACAACCCTGATGTTAATACTACTTCTAATCAGGGTGATATAGACCCTGCTATCTACAAAGAGGTATATGATAAAATTACCTCTCCATTCAAAGCTAATGGTAGAGAATTTCAAGTACGTAATGTAGATGAAGCTATTTCATTAATGCAGAAAGGTGTGGATTACACTCGTAAGCAACAAGCACTTAAACCTAGATTGAATGAAATGCGTACCCTTGAAGAACAAGGTATGCTTGGTGACAATCTGAATTATGCAATAGACCTTTATAATGGTAATCCTAAAGCAATAGCAAAGCTTATCAAAGATAAAGGTATTGATATTAATACTTTGGTTCCTCAGCCAACTACGGATGAGTTTGGTAATCCTGTAGAGCCAAAGCAACAAGATACACCATACATTCCCAATAACTATGGTTTAAGTGAAGAACGACTTAAGTTCAAAGAAGTAGTAGATACACTTAATGAAACAGGTATGTATTCTAAAGTAGATACAGCTTTAGATGATTTTGACAAAGAAAGTAGAAATAAATTTGCTAGAAATCCTAATTACTATTTAGTACTTAGTGACTTAATTCAGAAAGGTCACTATGAACCTATAAAACAGGAATTAGAGCATCAGAAGATTGTAGGTAATCCAAGAATTCAAGGAATGAATGATATGGATGCTTTCAGTGTTATTGCAAATGATTACTTTGCTAAGTTAAATCCTCAACAGCAACAACAGCCTGTTCCACAGGAACAATTTAATCAGCAACAAGTGCAAGTTCCTAATCAGTCTTATGGTTATGCCTCACAACAGCAATATCAGTACCAACAGCAACAAGCTATTCAGCAGAGAAAGCAAGGAGCTGGTGCTATTAAGAGCACTCCTGGTAAAGCAGTTACACAGTATGACCCTCTAAGATGTTCAGATGCCGAATTTGCTAAGATAGATATTAATGAATTAATGAGGAGATAACAATGCCTTACAACGCATCTTATGGTATTCAATATGGTAATGGTGGTAGAGGTCCATGGAATGATACCACTAAAGGACAGGTAGCAGATACAGGTACTTTAAAGAAACAGTTAATCAATGATTACTTTAAACGTGAAGCATTGATTGATCAGGTTAAAGAGCAGTACTTTCAGCCTTTGGCTACTGTAACTAATCTTGCACCTAATTCAGGTAAGTACATTAAACAGTATGTATGGAGACCTTTGTTAGATGATAGAAATATCAACGATCAGGGTATTGATGCTACTGGTGCTACTTATGCTAATGGTAACATCTATGGTTCATCTAAAGATATTTCTACTATTCAGGGTAAATTACCAGTAATTGGTGAAACCGGTGGTAGATACAATCGTGTAGGTTTTACACGTGATGTAATTGAAGGTACTATTTCAGATTTGGGATTCTTCTTTGAATTCTCTAAAGATGAATTACAGTTTGATACTGAACCTCAGTTGTTATCCCACTTCACTCGTGAAGCGCTTCGTGGTGCTAATGAGATTACAGAAGATGTATTGCAGATGGATCTTATCAATGGTGCATCTGCTAATACTTATTACTGTGGTGCTGGTGTAACAGCTAACTCAGGTATGGGTGAAACATCTGAAATTACTTACAATGATTTAATCAAGATTGCTAAGATTCTTACTGAAAACAGAGTACCTAAGCAATACAAAATGTTTACTGGCTCAACTAATACAGATACTCGTACTGTAGCGGGTGGTTGGACTCTGTATGTAGGTCCTGAAATGCGTCAGTCATTCATGGCTATGACAGACTTACATAACAGACCAGCATTTGTTCCTGTAGAACAGTATGCATCTGGTGTAGAACCAGTTAAAGGTGAAATTGGTAGAGTATATGAATTCCGTATTGTAGAAGTACCTGAAATGCTCCATTATGAAGGTGCTGGTGCATCAATAGCTAGCTCACCTACTATGGATAATGATGGTACCAATTATAATGTATATCCTATGTTAATCATTGGTGCAGAATCATTTACTACTATTGGTTTCCGTACAAATGGTAAATCATTCAACTTTGAAATCATGAAGAAAATGCCTGGTGAAGCAACCATGGACTTCAATGACCCTTATGGTCGTAGAGGTATTTGGTCTATTCAGTGGACATATGGTACTATGATTTTACGTAGCGAAAGACTTATGTGCATTAAGTCTGTAGCACGTGTATAACACTTTTTATTTTATTAGTTATTTACTGGGGTACGTAGTACCCCTTTTTTGGAGATTATAATGTCAGCACTCACTACAGAAGAATTACGTTCTAAAGCAGATGAACTAGGTATTAAATATACTTCTAAAACCTCTGATGATACTCTACTAGCAAAGGTAGAAAAAGCAGAGAAAGAGAAACAAAACCAAGAACAAGCAAAAGAATTCAGAGAATCCATTCAGAATAAGCGTTTAAAAAGGCGTGTAAAGGTTGTTCCATTAAATCCTAATGAACTTAATCTGGATGCTAAGTACTTTATGCTTATGAACTCCTCCTCTGTTGAGAAGGCTGTAATTAAGTTTAATACTCCTTGGTTTGTATCAGATCAAATGATTGAACATATTAAGTCTATCCAGTATTTATATGTTCCTTCCAATATTAAGAAACCTTCTGATTTAGGTGCTACTTCTAAGGATGAGGTAGATAAAAGATTAAAACCAGCTTATACAGTTGTTGAATTGGGACCTATTACCAAGGAAGAATTTGATAACATGAAGAAAGATAAGATGTTAAGAGATTCTGCTAACGGAGAGTAATATGTCTGATATACTTGAGACTACTATTAAACCAAAAGATATTACAGACTATACTAAAACCAGTCTTACTGGTTCAGGCATATTTGATGTAATGATGGCTTCTGCTGAGTTGCATATACATGATGAGTATAAGAAAAACAGAATTACAGGAAGTAATTATGCTACTGCCTATCTTGGTATTATCCAAAGTGCTATGCAGTTAGCAACTCAGTTTACTCTACAATCTGATTCTTCCTGGATTGAGTTAGAGAAGTTAAAACTAGAAAAGGAAAGACTTAAATTAGAGATAGAGTTAAAGCATGTTGAATTGGAAATTAAGAAGGCTCAAGTTGAAATCGCTAAAGCTCAGGCAGAACAGGAAAAGGCTAAAATACCTTTAATTAAAGCTCAGGTAGTTACAGAACAAGCTAAAACAAGAGATATTGTTGATAATGGTGAAGACTGTTACCCTGGAGCTATAAGCAATATTCATGGTGTATTAGGACAGGAAATAAAAGCATCTACTGCTACTGTGGATAATGCTAATAAGGCATCTTATTTGGCTTTAGCTAAAGATTTTAATGTTACTCCTTTCGCTACTATTGAATCTGCTGAGGGTGTAGGAGCATCATACTATGGTCTTAATGGTTCTAATGCAGTAGAGTACTTAAATGCTCTTAGAAAGGCATTTAATATTCCTGAATTAGATACCTCTCAGTACAGTGGTGCTCATGCTGAATACAGGAATAAATGGGCTCCTGGTGCATCTATAAGCGATGATGGAACTTCATAGGATTTAACTTATGGGTAGTAAGAAAAAGTATCATACTCAAACACAAGCAATAAACCATTACTGGGATATAAACAATACCCTTAAAGGTTGTGTTTACCAGAATTTAATAAATCCTGGTTCAGATCTTACTACCATATTTAAAACCACAGCTGAAGATTCCATGTGTGGTAAATTAAACAATATTGCTAAAGACTGTCAGGAAGGTGGAAGGTATTCACATGTACTTGGTACACCTGAAGGCAGTCTTATTACTAAACCTCTAACTAAAGAAATATTTCAAGAAGGCAGTGGTCTAGAAGTACACAAGATAGTTTCAAGTACTATTATATCTCCCTGTGCATCCTTCTTTAAGAAGCTTATATACAGGGTATTAGTTGATGAATATCAATACAATGAGCTATCTGATACATTTATTCTTACTGATGAAGATGGTGTAGAACATGAACATGCCTTACATTCTGTTTATCTTGATGATGATGATAATTGTATATATTTCACTTGGACGTACACGGTAACTCATGGTGGTGGTCCTAGTGCTACTACACAAACAATAACAGTACCTATTAATTCAGGTGTACAGTTTACAGATAGCCTAGATGCTACTTATTTATTGGTTGGTTATGAAGGATTTGATGACATATTACAGTTTTACTACTGGAATACTTCTAATAGTAATACTGCTTTTTCTAATTGGATGTCTTCTAATAAAGTAATGTACTACCCTTCATTCTTTTTTAGAAATAATAAGAATAGTATTAAAAGAGAAGACCCTGTTTACTTTGAAACATGTAAAAAAGTATTTCAAAGATTCAATATGGATTTTGAAGACTTGGTGGATAGCTTCAATGGAGAAGCAGAATTAAATAATCCAACAAGTAAAGATAATGATTATAGAGACAGTCTTAAAAATGTAACTGATATAGCACTTACTTTTGCCCTGGACATAACTGCCAATGACCAGAGAGTAATGAGATACCTATTTGAATTCTTTAAGTATATGTATGATTCTGCTGGTTTAAATGGTAACAGTATATACTACAGACATAAAGCATTTAATTATGATATACGTTGGTCTAGTATCAGTT